ACAATCACCAGGCGTACAAGTTACGGTAATCGACGAGAGTTTTTATACACCAGCTGAACCTGGTACAACTCCTCTTATCGTTGTAGCAACTGCGCAAGATAAAACAAACGGAGCTGGAACAGGCACAGCTTCTGCAACAACCAAAGCCAACGCTGGCAAGGCATTTAAACTTACTAGCCAACGAGATTTAGTAGATCTGTTCGGTGTACCGTTCTTTGAAAAGACAGCATCGTCAACACCAGTTCACGGATCTGAACGTAACGAATATGGACTATTAGCAGCTTATAGCTTGCTAGGAGTCAGCAACGCAGCATTTATCGTTCGTGCTGATGTTGATCTAGATCAATTAGAAGCATTAACAGACGCCCCGGGAGCGAACCCGACTAACGGAGCTTGGTGGTTAGATACACAAGCCTCTGCATACGGTATCCAAGAATGGAATGGCGCAGCCGCAACTACAGTTGGTGGTCAAAAGTTTACAGCTAAAACTCCAATTGTTTTAACTGACAGCGACGAATCTAAAGTTTCTAGCGGAGCTCCTAAAGCATCTGTTGGTGCTATTGGCGATTACGCATTAGTATTTCAAACAGTTGACGGAACTGGTACATTTACAGCAAGCAGAGAAAATGCCACAATGTGGTATAAGTCTGCAGGTAACGGCGGTACAGGTGCGAATTCCCCAGTAGATGCAGGTGATTGGGTATTAGTTGGTAGTGCAGCTTGGAAAGCAAGCCACGCAGTAGTTTCCGGTACCACAGTTACAAATACTGGATCTGTAAACCTATATGCAAATAACACATTAATCACTGGAGGAAACTTAGCTGCTATTGCTACAGCATTAAAGGCAGTAACTGGTGTTAATGCACAGGTAGTTAATAACAGATTGTATATCTACTCAGATGGCACATCAGACGTAGACGCAGGCGATAGTTCTGCACCAAACGGTCAAATTCTTTTAGAAAACGGCACAACAACCTGGGAAGCATTAGGTATTACTGCTGGTCTATACAATGCACCTAAACTACAACAAACTCCGCACACTTCTGTTCCAACATATAAGAGAAGTGAAAATACTGACACAGTTGGCGGTTATCCAACAGGCTCTGTGTGGATTAAAACAACTGAGCCAAATCAAGGTGCTCGTTGGAGAGCAAAGCGTTGGAGTTCTGCTACATCAAGTTGGGTAGCATACGAAGCACCAATTTATGCTTCAACAACCGCAGCAATTTATTACCTAGATCGTTCAAATGGTGGCACCGGCATTAGTATCGATTCGTTGTTTGTTCAAAGCAATGCAAATGAAACATCTGGTTTTGACCTAACTCCAGAAACAGCAAGTTTCCGTGTATGGCGCAGAGCAGTTGCAGCCGGCACAGGTACAACAATTACTTCTAAAGTAATTGGGGCTTCAATTGGCTCACCTGGTACTAAATCATTTACTATTGCAGAATCTGTTAAAAATTCAGAGACATTAGCAACAGGAATCCCCGTGTCATTCACTGCTACAAATGCAGCAGCAGATGCTGAAGCAATTGCAGCCGCAATTAACGCAGCAGGATTTACAAATATCGAAGCAAGTTTAATTGAAGTAACAGCATCTACATTTAGACTAGCAATTACTCATAAGTTAGGCGGCGATTTTAGAATTGTCGACACCGACGGTGTAATAGCTGCTATTTTTGACGGTGTTTACAACCTAAACACATTAACCGGCACAGCTAATTTACATACAGACCCAACAGGTGCTGGTAAGTATATTGCATCTGCTTGGGAACCATTAGCAGCTAGCAACTTTAATGCGTCAGCAGATGCTCCTTTAAACGAGCCTGTAGATGGTCAATTATGGTACAATACTAATTTTGCAGAAGTGGACATTATGATTCACAATGGCGAAACCTGGGTAGGATATCGTAACACTTATGCACCATACGGTGGCGGTTTAACAACACGTAACGGTTATCTACCAATGGTAACAGCTTCTAACCCATATGCAAGCGGCGTAACAACTGGCGACTTATGGATTAGCACAGCAGACTTAGAAAATTTCCCAACAATCTACAGATACAACAGTAACTTAACCGATCTTCCAGTAGAAAATCGTTGGGAGCTTGTAGATAAGACAGATCAAACTACAGAAGAAGGTATTCTATTTGCCGATGCACGTTATAATATTAGTGGTAGCACAAGTAACGTTGCTGGTTCTTTAGAAGACTTAGCTGTAAGCAATTACTTAGATACAGATGCGCCTGATCCTGCACTATATCCAAAAGGTATGTTGCTATGGAATCTACGTAGAAGTGGCGGTAACGTTAAGCGTTATGCTAACAACTATATTGATACAGCAGCAGACAATGCAAGATACGACGAATTTAATTCTCCAAATGGTAACACATACGCAGGCGGTGAAAGTCAATCAACATACAAAACTGATCGTTGGGTAACGGCAAGTCCAAACAACGAAGACGGTTCTGGTAGCTTTGGTCGCAACGCACAGAGAGCAGTTGTAGTAGCAGCTCTTAAGAGTGCAGTTGACACAAGTTCAGAAATTCGTGACGAAGAGCGTCGCAACTTTAACTTAATTGCTTGCCCAGGATATCCTGAGCTAATGAGCAACCTAGTTAACTTAAACATCGATCGTGGTGTTACAGCATTCGTAGTTGGTGATACACCATTGCGTCTAGCAGCAGATGCTACATCATTAACAACTTGGGGAACTAACGCAAACTTAGTAACTGATAATGGTGATGATGGTCTAGTAACATATGACGAATATCTAGCTTGTTTCTATCCAAACGGTTTCACAACAGATTTAGGCGGTAGCAATGCAGTAGTTCCAGCATCACATATGATGTTAAGAACCATTGCTCTAAGCGATAATGTAAGTTATCCTTGGTTTGCTCCAGCTGGTACACGTCGTGGTGGTATCACAAATGCAACAGCAGTAGGTTACATTGATTCACTAACCGGCGAATTCCAAACTGTAGCACTAAACGAAGGTCAGCGCGATACATTATACGACTTGAAGATTAACCCAATTCCATTCTTCAACGGTGTTGGTCTAGTTAACTATGGTCAAAAGACTCGTGCAAGAAACGCAAGTGCATTGGATCGTATCAATGTAGCACGTTTGGTTGTGTATCTACGTAGTCAGTTGAACAAACTTGCTCGTCCATATATCTTTGAACCAAATGATAAGATTACACGTGATGAAATTAAACAAGCGTGTGAGAGCTTACTATTAGAATTAGTAGGTCTAAGAGCAATCTACGACTTTGCGGTTGTTTGTGATGAAAGCAATAACACAGCAGCGAGAATCGATCGTAACGAACTATACGTTGACATCGCTATTGAACCTGTTAAAGCAGTTGAATTCATTTACATTCCATTGCGTGTCAAGAACACAGGAGAAATTTAAAAATGGCAATTACATCACTTAACAATTTAGGAATTCCAACAACTAACCAGGCAGGAAGTACGCAAGTACTTCTTATGCCAAAGTTAAAATATCGCTTTAGAGTGACATTGTTAGGCTTTGGAGTTGCCGCAGCTACTGAACTTACAAAACAAGTTCAAGATGTTACAAGACCAAAAGTTTCATTTGAAGAAATGACACTAGACGTATACAACTCAAAAGTATACCTAGCTGGTAAGTATTCATTTGAAACAATCACATTAACACTACGTGATGATGCAAGCGGTCAAGTACAAAAGCTAGTTGGTCAACAAATCCAGAAACAATATGACTTTATGGAACAAGCGTCTGCTCGTTCAGGTATCGATTACAAGTTTACAACACGTATTGAAATCCTAGACGGCGGTAACGGTACATTAACTCCAGAAACTTTAGAAACATTTGAGTTGTATGGTTGCTTTGTACAAAACGCAGACTACGGTGATCTAGCATACGGCACTAACGAACACGCTACAGTTGCATTAACATTGCGTTTTGACAATATGGTACAGTTTGCAGCAGGTTCTGCAGCAGTAAGCCCAATTGGCGGTATTGGTGCAGCGGTTGGAAGAAGTCTAGGCGAAGCAGTAACTGGCGCTTCAACAACACAGGGTTAATTAACTCTATAAACAAGAAAAGCTCGCTCAGCGGGCTTTTTTTGTGACATAAATATTTGTATGGCAAATAAATTCACAAGGTTTCTTACCGGCGTACAAGAAGGGGTTTTAAATCCCAAGGGTCAGCAGGCCAATTGGCGTCACGCCACTAGATTATTCATAGACGATACTATGAGGCTGATGCCTCGCAGTAAGTATATGTTCTATGTTCGATTTGAATTGAACAAACACGCAATTAGAGCACCAGCATTTACTAATAATCATCAAGAAGAAGTTGGGCTATTAGTTAAAAGTGCAGACTTGCCAAAATTTAGTTTTGATTCTGTTGTAAAAAATCAATACAATAGAAAGAAAATAGTTTATAAAAATATGAACTATGACCCAGTTAACCTGTCACTACACGATGACAGTGCTGGAATTGTTAACGCATTATGGGCAGTGTATTACGGATATTACAATAACGATAGACACAACCCAGCCGCAGCATTTGAAGCTAATCATTTACGTCCAACTAAAACTCCTAAAGATAATTTTAGATTTGGTATGGACAGTGATGTTACAGAACCATTCTTTAAGTCAGTTAGTATCTATACAATGAGCCGCAGAAGATTCTTAGGCTACACATTAGTCAACCCAAGAATTAAAAGTTGGAATCACGGTAGTGTTGCTTATTCAGAAGGAGACTTTTTAGAAAGTCAAATGACTCTCGAATATGAAGCAGTTCGTTATTCCGCAGGCACAGTAACCTACGGAAATCCTAAGGGCTTTGCTAACTTGCACTATGATACTGTGCCAAGCCCTATATCAGTGGCCGGTGGTGGAGTAGCAACCTTAACTGGCGAAGGCGGTGTACTAGATGGGTTGGAACAAATCTTTGGAGACATTGGCAGCGGTGCAACATTTGAAAGTTTTGGTGGCTTCCTTGGAACTGCGATTAAATCAATTAACACTTATAAAAATATCAAAGGTTTGACTAAAGATCAACTTAAAGGTGAAGCAATTAATATTTTAAGTAATCCTCAGAACATACTTACAGCAGCATCAACTGTAGGTGGAGTGGTCGGAGCAATATTTCCTAAAAGTGCTAGTACAACAACAGGTACTACAGAAGCAACTGTAAAAAAATTAATTAATTAATAGTTAGGATAACAATGGCAACAAATTTACCAATCGAAGTTAGAGAAGACAGTGCCGCTGGCACTAAGTTATATTTCGATACTTACGGAGAAGAGCCGTTAGAATTTTTATCAACTGACGTTGACGCCGCTGTTTCTTTTTTTAAGAAAGCAGGATTTGATCAAGATGCAGCATTAGTTACAGCAATGACAGTTCTGCGTCAAGCCAAAATTGATGGTACTCCTATTTTTGATATATTAGATACGCTAACAGGCTTTGGTCAGTTACAGCTTAGTCAACTAGTAGGTGAAATTTTAAATAACAATCGAGTGTCAACATCCACGTTGGGATTTCGCACATCGGATGTTGTTACTAATCAAACACGTAATATTGCAGCATAATGGCAAAGTTTGCACAGGGTCGGTTTGAAATGAAAAACCCCGACAAGTATGTAGGGCTTAAAACTCCTTTAGCTCGTAGCAGCTGGGAGTTTGTTTTTATGCGAATGCTTGACGAACATCCAGGTGTAGAAAAATGGGCCAGTGAAAGTATACAGATACCATATCGTTGTCCGTTAACTGGAAAACATACAATTTATGTTCCTGATTTTTTTGTAGTATATAATGACAAAGGTGGATCAAAACACGCAGAAGTTGTTGAAGTAAAACCTCTTAGTCAAACACAATTAGAACACGTAGGTAAAAGTAGATATAATCAAGAGCAGTATGTTAAAAATATGGCCAAATGGGAAGCTGCAAATGCTTGGTGTAAACAGCAGGGTCTAAAGTTTCGTATTGTAAACGAAGGAGATATTTTCCACCAAGGCGGCAAACGGAAATAAGTACAATATGACTAAAAAATTAGAAGAACTATTTAATTTAGACTCTGCAGAAACTACTGAAAAGGTAGAACCAGCTGCTGAACCTACGCCAGTGCCTGTGCACCAAGAAGTGCGCAGTATTGAAGACAGCTATCGCGCAGTGCAGGAAATTACTCGCGGATTACCGCAAATTAAAGAGCTAGACGATATTGATGATTCTGAACTAGATAATCTAGCAAAAAAAGCAGAAGAAGCCTACGACGACTTGATGGATTTAGGTATGAACGTTGAAGTACGTTATAGTGGCCGCATTTTTGAAGTAGCTAGTAGTATGATGGGCAATGCTATTGCTGCTAAAACAGCTAAAATTGATAAGAAATTGAAGGCAGTTGATCTTCAACTTAAGAAGTTAAAAATGGACAAAGATTCGCCCGAAGATCCCAACGATGTACTTAACGGTGTAGGTTACGTAATTACTGACCGCAATGAGCTACTTAAAAAATTAGGGCAAAAGGACTAAATACTACTATGAAAACTTTTAAAGAATATCTTGCCGAAAGTAAAAAGGTCTATAGTTTCAAAGTCAAAATGGCTGGCGAACTTCCTGAAAACTTTCAAAAAAACTTAAAATCACACCTTTCAGCTTGTGGTGTAATGACTTTGGAAAAAGTTGCTACAACGCCAATTCAAGAAAGTCCGTTGGATTTTCCAGAGTTGAAAAATATGGAAGTTACTGTATTTGAAATCGTGTTAGAATATCCAACAACTGCTCCACAACTTAGTGTAGCTCTTAAAGAAATGGGTATTGACGAAGCTTGTTTCCGTGTCAGAGGTAGTAATGAACCCACAGAACAAGAACAGGTTTTAGCAACAGCCGAGCCTAGCGGTGATGCATTATTAGGCGAAAACGATCTTGATCAAGGTAATACTAAGATCAAACACAAAGACTATTTTGGTGACGAGTTCAACAAAGGTTTCTTAAAAGATTTAAGCAAGGCCGCCAAGGATCGCAAGAAAGATGGTGTGCAGACAGAATACAAACTGCCTAAGGCCAAAACAGACAAAGCAGGTGCTAAAAGCGCCATAGGGAGTTAATTAAATGGATTTTCAACAATTATTAGCAAAGATGGTTGAGCTAGATCAACCAGCAACAGAAGCAATGGACACGCCTGTTACAGAATGTCCTCCAGATATGGCAGCTCCGATGAGCAGTCCTATGGATCATAAGCCAGAGGTTCCTGAGCCAAGTATGAGTCTTAACCTAAATGCCCAAGGTATGGATAATATCGAAAGCCTAATGAAGTTAATGACTAAGGTTAATCCAGATATGATTAACCAACCTAACGGTGCAATGCCTCCGATGCCTACACTAACTCCTCCTGGACCGAGTATTTCAAGCATCAGTAATTTAGATGCAGGCCCTTTAAAAATGTTACCTGACTTAGATGCAGATAACGACAATATGCCAGGCGGTGAAAAAGACATCGACGGTGAAGAGCCAGAAATGAAAAAAGACAAAGAAGAAGCATTTGCTAATTCAGAATTGGGTGATGAAGGTCCAGAAACAATGGACATCGATGCTGCAATTCCAAACGGTGACGATTTACATAAAAAGAAATCAATGCATAAAGCAGCCGCAGGCGGCGACAATGCAATGGCTGCCGAATCGACAGACTTACGTAGTCAGATCCGTGCAGAATTATTACAAAGATTAGCAGAAGCTAAAGGAGCGAAATAATGGCTGAGTTTGCAAGAGTTAATGGTTTAGCCTGTACAGCTGGTACACTTTATTCTTTAAATGCCAAGGCATTTTTAGTTACAGTTAAAAACGCAGGTGCAAGTGCTAGAGATCTTCGTGCTGAAGATGACGCAGTTGATGAAGCGGTTGAAAAAATTGTTAAAGAAGTTAATCCTTTAATGTTTTTAGTAACTAATTCAGCAGCTGGTACAATTCACATTGTTACCGATGTAAGTTTATCAGCAGCTGACATTCAAACAAGAATTAGAAATCTTGGCACAGCAGTTGGTCCTAATAGCGTTGACGTTACTGGAACCACTGTTGCAGATGCTGCAAGCATTACAGTTGCTTAATCATTTTTAAATAACCAAATAGGCTCTTCGGAGCCTATTTTTTTCAGTAAATAAAGTATGGCAAAAAGTCTCGACGGTAATTTAATTAAAAAAGCACACGCTCCTCAAAAGTATACTCTAGAGGAAGTTAAGCATTTAGAAGCTTGTATGGATCCTGTAAACGGACCATTATATTTTGCTAAAAACTTTTTAAAGATTCAGCACCCAGTTAGGGGTTCAATTCCATTTGAACCTTACGAATATCAAGAAAAACTAATTCAAGCCTATCACGAGAACAAACAGTGTATCGCTATGTTACCTCGTCAGATGGGTAAGACTACTTGTGCCTGTGCATACTTGCTGTGGTACACAATGTTTGTACCAGAAGCACAAGTGCTAATTGCTGCTCACAAGTACGAAGGTGCGCAGGACATTATGAATCGTTATCGATTTGGTTACGAGAACTTACCAGACTTTATTCGTGCTGGTGTTTACTCATATAATAGAAACACTATTGAATATGATAATGGTGCCCGTATTCAAGCAGTAACAACTACAGAAAATACAGGTCGTGGTAAATCTCTTTCATTGATCTACTGTGATGAGTTTGCGTTTGTTCAGCCACCAGAAAAAGCCAAAGAGTTTTGGACTGCATTATCTCCAACATTGTCTACAGGTGGTAAATGTATTATTACATCAACACCTAACTCAGACGAAGATCAGTTTGCGTTAATTTGGACAGAAGCCAACAAGAAGTTTGACGAATACGGTAATGAATCTAAATTAGGTTCAAACGGTTTTTATAGTTATTTTGCACACTGGTCAGAGCATCCAGACCGCGACGACAAGTGGGCAGCTACTGAACGCAGCAAAATTGGCGACGAACGTTTCCGCCGTGAGTTTGATTGCGAATTCTTAATCTTTGACGAAACTCTAGTTAATGCTGTTAAGCTAACAGAACTCAAAGGCGTTGAACCAACAATGACTATGGGACAGACACGCTGGTACAAAGACATCGAACCTAAAGCCACTTACCTAGTAGCACTTGATCCTAGCCTTGGTACAGGTGGCGACTACGGTGCCATTCAAGTATTTGAAATGCCAGCTATGATACAAGTAGCAGAGTGGCGTCACAATCTAACTCCTATACAAGCGCAGGTCAAACATATGAGAGAAATTCTCAGATATATCAATGACCGTGGAGTAGAAAAAGGTGGGGCACCGCAGATTTATTATAGTGTGGAAAATAATACACTAGGGGAAGCAGCACTAATTGTTATCAGCGATTTAGGCGAAGAAAACTTCCACGGACTGTTCTTAAGCGAGCCTATGCGCAAAGGACACGTTCGTAAATTTCGCAAAGGATTTAACACAACACATCGTACAAAAATTACAGCGTGTAGCCAGTTAAAAAATATGATCGAACAACACAAAATGACATTAAAGTCTAAACCTTTAATTTCAGAACTTAAAACGTTTGTAGCACACGGTGTGGGATTTGGTGCTAAAACAGGTGAGCACGACGACTTAGTATCTGCTACACTGCTTATTATTCGTATGGCAGATGTGTTAGCGGACTGGGATCCACACATTTATGACAAAATGACTGAAAAAATCACGGAAGATCAAATGCCTATGCCGATCTTTGTTAGTATGGGCCTTTGATAAATACAACTATGGACGCAAGAAACAATATCGCAACAGATCTTTTCTATAAAATTCGCAGTAGATTCTCCGGCTTAAAATTAGGCGCAGAAACTGGCGAAATTACTATCAATCCAGAAGAAGCTAGATTCTTTGATTTTGATTATATGGAAGGTGAAACCCCAATCGGACACGTTAGTATTAGTCTAGCTGAACAGAACTCTATGAAAGTATATTTCAGCCACGGTATTACTGAATCGATGGATGACGGTCAAAAAACTAATTGGTACAGTTTTTTGAAAGAATTAAGACAGTTTGCTAAACGCAGACTGTTGAGCTTTGACACTAGAGATATTGCTAAAGACAATCTTGATAAACGAGATTATGCATTTTTAAGTCAAGCAGCCCAACCAAAGTCTACACAACCAAACACAATACAAAAACCAGTCGGAGAAAGCATTATGAGTGAAAGCACAATGTATGGTAGTCGTTTAATGAGCTATCAAAAATTGATGGACACAAGATTGATTATTAAACACAACCAAGCGGTTATGGACGATACACAGCCAGGCGCTAGAACACGTCATATCTCAGCATTGTTTGTTGAAAATCAAGACGGTGAAAGATTTAAATATCCTTTCATTCATCTAGCAGGTGCTCGTGCTATGCAGCGTCACGTTGCTAACGGTGGCTTACCGTACGACGATCTAGGTAAAAGTATTATTAGAATGAGTGAAGAGATTGCACAACTTAAGAGCTTTGGTAATTATGTTGTTCGCAATGATCTAATGAACTCTGAAACTAACAGTGTAGTTGAGCAAAGCTCGGCATATCTAAACTCCTTGCGTGAACAAATCAAGGCGCTATCAAAACAAAGCCACTACGAAGCATATAAAGAAAACTTCCAGGCACAAGAACAATTCGATGTACCACAAGAAGTAGCAGAAGATTTCAAAGAAAAATTTACTGTAAGAAATTTCAAAGAAGACATTGCAAGTGTATTTCCGGTCTTGTATAGACTGATGAAAGAAGGAAGTACAATAGGCTATGACGACATAGTCGCTATGACTCAATCAGAAGAAGTACAAAACGAAGATGTAGAAATTGAACTAGAATCAGATGATCCATTTGAAAAGTTTGAAAATTGGGTTATTGGATTAGGCGAAGAAAGTGCTATCCAAGACCCAGAACAACAAGAAGCAGCAGTTACTAAGTTACAGACATTGGTAGGCGAACATTTCCCTGCAGGTGTCGATGGACAAAATGCTATTGAAAGTTTAAAAGGAATTATTGAAGATCCAAAACTTGATCAAGCTATTAAACAACAAGCAAATAACGAAGGCGAAGATTCGTGTGTTCGTGGTTTAGTAAAAGATTGGTTAGAACAAAATGCACCAGAAACTTTAGAAGCATTAGACTTTGGAGACTTTGTCGAAGATCCAATGCAATATGCTAATGATTCTGCAGATGCCGACGCAGTAGCATACGGTCAACAAGAATCAGAAGAATCAGAAGAACAAGATCAGCCTAGTGAAAAAATGAATGTTCAAGAACTTGCAGAATTTATTCACAGTTTTTATGATCGTGAATCAGGCACATTCCCTAAAGGTCCAGAAGGCATTTGCACAATGGTAGGTAAGAAGTTTGGTGAACAGGCTGAACAGATTGCTAGAAAATTAGTAGAAAGAATGGCTCCACAACAAACAACAGAACAAAATCCAGAGTTAGCAGAATTGGCTCGTATTAAAGAATTATCAGGAATGTAAGAATTCGTCGGCAGTACTAAAGAAGGGGGCACTAGGTGCCCTTTCTTTTTGGTTAAATTAATTCAAAATATTTTGCAAAATCTTTGACTTTGCTAAATAAAAAGCGCATAATTGTTTATGTGCATTAAGGCATAGTAGTAAAAAACCATTTACATTTAAGGCTATAGGAGGCATATACAAATGGCAACTCTCGCAGAAATTCGTGCTAAACTTCAAGAAGCACAGACAAAGAGCACTGGCTCTACACAAAGCGGCGGCGACAACGCAATTTACCCACACTGGAATATGCAAGAAGGCAAAGAAGCGGTTATCCGTTTACTTCCTGATGGCAATCCTAACAACACGTTCTTCTGGGTAGAACGTGCTATGATCAAACTACCATTCGCAGGTATCAAAGGCGAAGCAGATAGTCGTCCAGTTCAAGTGCAAGTTCCTTGCGTTGAAATGTACAACGACGGTTCTGTATGTCCAATTTTATCTGAAGTGCGTGGTTGGTTCAAAGACAAATCATTGGAAGAAATGGGTCGTAAGTATTGGAAGAAACGTTCGTACATTTTCCAAGGCTTCGTTGTAGAAGATCCAATCAAAGAAGATAAGATTCCAGAAAACCCAATTCGTAGATTTATCATTGGTCCTCAAATCTATCAAATTATCCGTTCAGCATTAATGGATCCTGAATTAGACGAGTTGCCAACTGACTACCTCAAAGGTCTTGACTTCCGTATTGCTAAAACATCAAAAGGCGGTTTCGCTGATTATTCTACTTCTAAGTGGAGTCGTCGTGAACGTGCTTTAAGTGATGCAGAACAAGCAGCATTACAAACTCATAGCTTGTACAACTTATCAGACTTCTTGCCTAAGAAACCATCTGATGTTGAGTTAAAGGTTATGAAAGAAATGTTTGAAGCATCAGTTGATGGCGAAGCATACGATATGGATCGTTGGGGTCAATACTTTAAACCAGCGGGTATGGGTCAAGTAACAGGTGATCCTAACAAGCCAGCATCGGCAGCTAAAGTATCTGCTCCTGTAGAAGATCAGATTGATGACGAACCAGCACCAGTAGCAAGTACTCCGGCAGCATCAGCAGAAGGTGCTAGTCGTGCGCAAGACATCCTTGCAATGATTCGCAATCGTCAGAAGTAATTAGACTTAACATAGAGTGTGAGTAGGTCTCACACTCTATTTTCAACAGGGCATAATAAAATGGCAAAAGCATTTGATATTTCTAAATTTAGAAAGTCAATTACTAAATCTATTGAAGGTTTAAGTATTGGCTTTAACGACCCAACAGATTGGGTTAGTACAGGTAATTTTGCATTAAATTATCTAATCAGTGGTGACTTTCATAGAGGAGTTCCGCTTGGTAAAGTAACTGTGTTTGCAGGTGAGAGCGGTGCAGGCAAGTCATATATCTGTTCTGGCAACCTTATTAAGGCAGCACAAGAACAAGGCATTTATCCAATTCTAATTGATTCAGAGAACGCACTTGATGAAGATTGGCTCAAAGCGTTAGGTGTTGATACCAGCGAAGATAAGTTGTTAAAACTTAATATGGCTATGATTGACGATGTAGCAAAAACTATTACAGAGTTTGTTGCAGAGTACAAAGCAATGCCAGAAGATACTCGTCCTAAAGTTTTATTTGTATTAGATTCACTAGGTATGTTGTTAACACCTACAGACGTTAATCAGTTTGAAGCAGGCGATTTAAAAGGTGATATGGGCCGTAAACCTAAGGCACTGACAGCACTGGTTCGTAACTGTGTTAATATGTTTGGCTCACTAAACATTGGTCTAGTGGCAACAAATCACACATATGCAAGCCAGGATATGTTTGATCCAGATGATAAAATTTCAGGTGGTCAAGGTTTCATTTACGCTAGCTCTATTGTTGTAGCTATGAAGAAGATGAAGCTGAAAGAAGACGAAGATGGTAACAAGATCTCAGAAGTTAAAGGTATCCGTGCAGGATGCAAGATTATGAAAACTCGTTATGCTAAACCGTTTGAAAGTGTACAAGTAAAAATTCCTTACGAAACAGGTATGAATCCGTATAGCGGACTGGTAGACCTGGCTGAAGCAAAAGGGATGCTCAAGAAAGAAGGTAACAGTCTTGTATATGTAACCAGCGACGGTGAGATTATCAAACAGTTCCGCAAAGCCTGGGAACGAAATGAAAACGGCGGGCTTGATGCTATTATGGCCGACATTTCAAAACACGGCGAAAAATCCGCTTCCGGGATAACTACAAATGTTGAACCTGAAACGGAGAGCGCAGAATGAAAGAAGATTTAATAGCCGACTTATGGACAGTAATTATTGAACATATTCCAGAAAAACATCGCAAAGATGTTGCTGCTGATTATGTCAATACATTACTTGACTATGGAGTTAAAGATAGCGTATTAGAAAGTTTACAAGGTGTTGACCCATACCTTGATCAAGCAATCGAATATGCAATCGACGGTGAAGAGATTGAAGACGAAGAAGATTACGACGGTTACGATGATGAGGAATAAATGAATTGGTATGATCGAGTTTCAAAAGATATTTCAAATATCCCAGATGCAGTGGCCTATTATGAAGCCGAGCTGTTAGCGGCAAAACAAGATGTCCGCATAGCGGGTAACATTGAGAAAGCCTCAGCGCAAATGCCTGGCATTGTTGAAAATCGATTTAACCAACTTCAAGAAATTGAAGGTATTTTAGAATACCTAAACATCGAACTTCGTAGACTTCGCAGTCAACATTTTCGTAAGTATCTTGAAAACTATCAACGCAGCTTGTCCTCTAGAGACTGTGAAAAGTTTGTAGAGGGCGAAGCTGACGTTGTAGACTTTGAAAAAATTATCAATGACTTTGCTTTATTACGCAACAAGTGGTTAGGTATTATCAAAGCATTAGATATTAAACAATGGCAAGTTTCAAATATTGTTAAACTAAGAACTGCCGGGCTAGAAGATGCTAGTCTATGATTCCAGTTATAGGATTTTCTAGAGCTTCGGCATTTGTCACAGGTGCTGGCGGTCGAGTTACCTCTATAGAAGAAACCTTTAGCAATACTAGTATTCCTGTAGCTTGGTCGGGTGTAGGGTATGCCGCCCTTTACCATTCATTATTAGAAAAAAAATTAGATTATTATTATATCGACACCGGTTATCTTGGCAATGTAAAAACCAAAGATTTTAAACGTATTACCAAAAACGGATTAAATGATTTTCAACCGTTAAAAGATCGACCCAATGACCGATTGTCTAAATTAAGGATAGATTCAACTCCTTATAATCGCGGAAATAAAATTTTAATAATTCCGCCAGATCAAAAAGTACTAAATTGTTTTAGCCCCAATACATCTGCATTATATTGGATAGATAATACCATTCAACAATTAAAATTACATACTGATAGGGAAATTGTTGTTCGAGAACGAAACCGTAGTAGACAAGAAAGAGTAACTACAGACAAATTTACAGATGCACTACAGAACGATATACACGCAGTATTAGTTTGGTCTAGTAATTGTGCAGTTGAGTCAGTGTTACATAATATTCCCGTAATTAACGCAGGGCCAACGGCTACTACACAAGTTAGTCCATATTCAATAGAGCAAGCTGATAGTGTTCCTAACTTAGACAAAGATTTAGTTGAAAAGTGGAAACGACATCTAAGCTATTGTCAATTTACCGTTGACGAAATGCTATCCGGACTAGCCTGGGAAATTATTAACCAATAATATACTCATATAAATACCAGTATGAAAAAAATTGTTTTAATTACTGGTGGGTTTGATCCATTGCATAGCGGACATATTGCTTATTTTCAAGCTGCTAAAAAATTAGGCGATATCCTTGTTGTGGGAGTTAACTCAGATGCGTGGCTTACACGCAAAAAAGGTGCGCCGTTTATGCCGTATACTGAACGTGCAACTATTGTACGCAATATTATAGGCGTGGATTTTGTTATAGACTTTAATGACTCCGACGGCTCAGCTAAACACGCTATTCAAATGGTTAGACAAAGCTATCCCCAAGATCAAATTATCTTTGCCAACGGCGGAGACAGAACACACGTTAATATTCCAGAAATGGATATAGAGGATAATAATCTACAATTTGTATTTGGCGTTGGCGGATTTAATAAAGCCAATTCTAGTTCGTGGATTCTTCAAGAATGGAAAGCACCTAAAACTATTCGTCAGTGGGGATACTATCGTGTATTACACGATGTTCCGGGAATGAAGGTTAAAGAACTTACCGTTGATCCTGGAAAAAGTCTGTCAATGCAACGCCATCACCTTCGTGCCGAATACTGGATGGTTAGCGAAGGATCAGCAGTAGTTAATAGTCAAATGGATAGCGGATATACGATGCCGCCTATTACATTAGAAAAACATCAAGAATATCGAGTACCTGTCGCCGACTGGCATCAGTTAACTAACCCGTTTAACGTGCCAGTTAAAGTTGTAGAAATACAATACGGACAGCAGTGTATTGAAGAGGACATAGAAAGAAAATGATTCCAATTTTTATCGGCTACGATCACAGAGAAGCCATAGCATATCACGTGTGTGCAAATAGTATTATTCGTCACTCGACTAAACCCGTAGCAATTACTCCACTAGCATTAAAAAATATGCAGGACTATGAAGAAAAACATACCGATGGTAGTAATCAGTTTATCTACAGTCGATTCCTTGTACCGCATTTAATGGACTATAAAGGATGGGCAATCTTTATGGATGGGGATATGTTACTTCGTGACGATATTAATAAGTTATGGGCACTACGTGACGAATCAAAAGCTGTAATGGTTGTTAAACACGATTATCAAACTAAGATGACTGAAAAATATCTTGGTGCTAAAAATGAAAATTATCCAAGGAAGAATTGGTCTAGTGTAATTCTTTGGAATTGCGGACACGAAGCAAATAAGGGTGTGACTCCAGAATTTATTCAACAGGCAACAGGTGCACAGGTTCACAGATTTACCTGGTTAGATGATAGTTTAATTGGTGAGTTACCTAAAGTATGGAATTGGCTTCCGGACGAGTTTGGTGCAAATGATGAAGCAAAATTACTGCACTATACTCTAGGCACGCCAAGTTTCCACGACTTTGCAACTACTCCTATGGGCGATGAATGGCATCGTGAACGTATCTATACCGACTATTGCCTACAAAGAAATCTATGATCTTTCTTAGTAAAGATAACCAAGATGAATACATCAATATGTTTGCACAGGGGTGCGGCAATATCCCTATCTCCACCGACAACTTTGACTACGACTCGTCGACTGATCCAATTGTTCTAAGAGGAATTCTTAAACACAAAATAATGAAACGGTGTTGGGAAGATAGGCGAACATTTTATTATATGGATACTGGTTATTTTGGTAATGAAAGAACATCGTCTAATCCCAACGGATGGAAATATTGGCATCGGATTGTAAAAAATGATTTACAACACGGAGAAATTGTTAAACGACCCGATGATCGTTTTAAACAATTTAACAAAAAATTTAATCCTTGGAAAAAAGACGGTAGGTCTATATTAGTTGCTGCGCCCGACGAAAAACCTTGTAAATTCTATGGAGTCGACAAAGATCAATGGGTTAATGACACAGTTAACACTATTCAAAAATATACAGATCGCCCAGTTATAGTTAGAGAGCGTGCTCCAAAAAGAATAGATCGAATAGTCACAGACACATTACAACAGGCGCTGGACAACGATGTATTTGCACTAGTTACATTCAACAGTGTTGCAGCCATCGAAAGTATTTTTCACGGAATACCAGCATTTACTCTTGCGCCGGCAAATGCAGCTAGTCCAGTCGCACTGCAAGACTTAAGTCAAATAGAAACTCCGTATTATGCAGATGCGGATAAATTATATGCTTGGGGCTGTCATTTAGCCTATGGACAATTTCATATTAGTGAATTAAGAACTGGAAAAGCAAAAGAATTATTGGAAACATTATGGTAGAAAATGACCCAGCTAGTTACGAAGAAGCATTTGTAAGAGGATCGCAAGAAGCAGTTACTCTTAGCAGAGAAGATGTTTCTAAGCCTGTTATTTTTAGAGGCATTACTAAACGTAAGCACATAAATCGTGCTAAAGAAATCAATAGAGATTTTTATTATATGGATACCGGTTACTTTGGAAATTTTCCAAGTGTTGGTAACCCAAGCGGTAAGAAAAATTGGCATCGTGTTGTAAAAAACGATTTACAACACACAACAAGTATAGATGTGCCTTCGGATCGTTGGGATCAGTTAGTAGCTAGCGATCCGCGATTAAAATGGACTGGATGGAAAACTAAAGGCAACAAAATTTTATTAGTACTACCTAATCCAAAGTCCTGCCACTTTTTTAATTTTGAATTAGATCAGTGGAAAAATCAAACTATTCAAACTATTCAAAAATATACAAAGATGCCTATTGTAATTAGAACAAAAGGTTCACGATCTGATCGAAATCAAAATTCTATTTACGATGCATTAGATGATAATATTTTTGCTACTGTAACATTCAATAGCATTGCTGCAATGGAATCTATTGCTTATGGTATTCCTGCTTTTGTAACTGTGCCTTGTGCCGCCTGGCCGTTAGCAAATACCGATTTAACTAAAATTCAAACTCCTGTTTATCCAGACGAATCCCTGGTTCAAAAACATTGTCGCACGTTAGCCTACGGACAATTTAGTTACACAGAAATACTCGACGGAACTGCGTGGAACATTATTCAAAGATATTATAAATGAAATTATTAATTAACGATAAAGAAATTGCACATTTTTTAGTAAGTCAATTAAGTATTGATCAATATGTAAAAGAAATTCCAATGTGCGAAACTAGAACAACAGAAGTAGCCGGTTGGATATTAGAAAAAGTAAATCGTGAAGGTTTAAAAAAATTAGATAAGTGGCGTAAAAAAGCAAAAGATAAAATACGCAAGGGTGTTGAAAACGATCTAAGAGAATATGTCAATCAAGTTAAGCAAGAAATTGCAAATAGACAACAAAAAAACATTATCCTTGTTCATAAGAATTTAGAATATTTTGTTAATAAATTTGGCAGTGATCAAATCTTAAAAGCGTATAAAGCTAGTAATAAACAAAACTTTGTAAAAAGTGTTGGTCAGCACATTACAGAAAAAAATGTAATGATACGCAGAAAGGATTACATAGATTATCAAGAAAATGCACTAATACGCAATACTGTTGGTAATGAGCAAATTCTAATTGACAAAATTGACAATAGTTTGCCGTTTTGGTTTATAGATAGCGGATATACAAATTTTTTAGAACCAAATAAAAAATGGCACAGATTAGTGTCAAATCATTTACATCACGGAAAAGTATTTGATGCCCCAGCCGATCGACTAACAGCATTTCCTGTGTTTCCTCGTCCTTGGAGATCAACAGGTGACAAGATTTTAATTATTGAACCTGGCCCATTTGCTGCAGGAATTTTTCACGTTGATATTAAAACTTGGAAATATAATGTTGAGGCTGAATTGAGAAAGTATACCGATAAGCCCATAGTTTTTAGAGAAAAAACAAATAAAAAAATTAGAACAAGTCTTTATCAACATTTATGTGACGAAGATTATTATTGTACAATTAGTATTAATTCTAATTCTGCTACCGAATCTATTTGGGCAGGAGTTCCAGCAATTACTTTAGATCGACATATATCAAATTTGGTAACAAGAAATAAATTAAGTGATGTAAATAACCTGTGCCGAGACAATCTCGGGCATTGGTTAACAATGTTAAGTTATAGTCAATTTACATATGACGAGCTGTTAAACGGAACAGCAGTTAAAATTATAAAAAAATATTATGTCTAAATTAACAGCAATTGTATACTATAGCGGCATTCCTCCGTCTAATAATAATCCAGAAAAGCCATTGATTCTTGATAATTTTTATCAGGGAGTTATTGCAGCAGGAGACACAGCTATTGCTCAACGAGCATTATCTGCAATACCCGGCGATGTTGCATTTATACAAGGCTTTGTACACGATAACGGAAAAAATTTACCACATCTTCAATTACGAAAAGCAGCAATAGATTTACAAAAGAAGAACGGAGGTAGGTCTTTAATCTGCGATAGCAATTTATTTCTATATGCAGATCCTGGAAATACAAAAAGATACCTACGTTATAGTTTTGATGGTGTTTTTCCAACAACCGGGTTTTACTTTGACACAGAACCTGATCCAAGTCGATGGACAAAGATTAGCAAAAATTTAGGAATAACGTTAAAACCTTATAGAGAAACAGGATCTCATATCCTCTTGTGCCTACAACGAAACGGTGGCTGGAGTATGAGAGGATTATCAGTTATGGATTGGCTTAATCACACCATTAACGAGATTAGAAAATACAGTTCGCGGCACATCGTTGTTAGGGCTCACCCCGGTGATCGAAAAGTTAGTTCATACTTAAGAATAAATCATCCTAATACCTCATTAAGCAAAAATAAAAATTTAACCGACGACTTTAAAAATGCGTGGGCGACAGTTGTATACAATAGCTCACCTAGTGTAGCAAGTGCAATAGAAGGAATACCTGTATTTTTAACAGATCCTCATCCAGAATATAGTCAAAGTTTGCCAATAGCAAACACCGACCTAGCAAAAATTGAAAGTCCTGTGATGCCAGACAGACAGCAGTGGATTGAAAAACTGTCTATGTGTCATTGGAACTTTGACGAACTTAAATCAGGAGAAGCCTGGAGCTTTTTTAGAAAATATATATGAAAAAATTAAAAAATGGGTGGCATATGCCCGACGACGAAATTAAAATGACATCACATATCGAAGCTGATGTTTCAATGTCTAATCCAAGTTACGAGGAAAGACATCGACTTGCTATTTTAAAAAATATTCCTCAAAAAAACACGTTTGTTGACGTAGGAGCAAATGTAGGTGTGTGGTCTATGGCACTATCTACACAATTTAACAAGGTAATTTCATTTGAACCGAGTGTTAGAAACAGAGAATGTTTAGAAGCTAACCTTGGGAAGGTTGTGGAAATTCGTCCATACGCAGTAGGCAACGCTTCAGGAAAAGTAAATTTTAGAGATGCTGTAAAAAACTGCGGAGATAGTAAAATTTCTTTAGAAAAGCGTGATCATATGTACGAGGTTGAAATTGTAAAACTCGATGATCAAAATATTACCAACTGTTCACTAATAAAAATTGATGTTCAAGGATTTGAACTGCCCGTTGTAGAAGGTGCCTTAAGAATTATTAAAGAGCAACAGCCTTGGATCATTTTTGAAATCAACGAAGACGTTGATGTTATTTGTAATATTTTAGAAAAACAAAATTATGAAATGATTAGGAACAAATCTAAACGTGTTATGATTTGGGCTCCAACTTCTGGTAAAATGAAACCATTAAATTCTGATGCCTTCGGTAGACATCTTGGGCCAGGACCTTATGTTCGTTGGGTCCAGTAAGCTTCTGTTCGTTGCACTTTAAGATCTTCTCTTTTACTACGTCCAGCAGTCTTACGATCGCCTTTTAAATGATCTAGATACGCACCCCAATCACTGTTAATCAATGGATGACCTTCTCCTGTGGAGTTTCCTGGTCTAGGTCTAAGGTCTGCTAAATGTGCAGCCCAATCTAATTGATTTAAATCTGTGAATTTCTTTCTTACTTCGTCAAATACAAAACTATCGTGCCATTCTGCCATTAAAAAAATTCCATTTTCTGCATCATCGTACACACGTTGAAATTCTTTTAAAAAGTTTTTAGTTTTATCTGAATTTAAATTCATTGCATAAAGCCCGCATTCACTATATTTTCCTCTACGTCCTAGATAACATAGATCTTTTTCGCTAGGACATAATTTTATAAGATGTTCGGTGCTGATTGGACTGTGACAAATGGTATCAGCATCCATCCACAGTAACATATCAGCGCCGCTGACTTTAGCACAGTCAAAAATTGAATAAACTTTATGAGCAAATCGAATGGCGTGCCACTTAAAACCTTTGCCAGCATCTTTTCTTCGACTACGTACAGGATCAGCACTAACATCGCCGTTGGCTTTAGGCACATTTTTCCACTTTTCTTTGAATTTAACTAACTCTGGGCTAGATTGGTGTAAATCCTTAACAATTAAATTTGGAGCTGTTTCAGTTACAACACAATCTTCAGCGTAGACATATAATTTAATGTCACTTGGCCAATTTTTTAGAAACGTTTCGATCATACGTTTACCATATGTATCGTATCCTGCTTTATGAAAGGTAGTTACAACTGCAAAATTCATTATATTTTTTCCCAAACGTGATAAGTTCCCTGTAAACTAGTACATTGCCATCTAGTATGATACAGAGATTTTGAAAATTCTCTTCCAATTGCTTCACCGCCTTCGATAACCACAACTGAGTTGTTCCTTTGCCATATGTCGGATAAGGTTTGCAACATATCTAATCTATCTAAGTCTACAAAAATGACAGTAATGTCTGCGTATGATATTAGACTGCCAAAATCTGAACGATAAACTAAATTTCTTGCTTTGATTTTAGGAGGAGAATCATTAATTACAAAAACTGTTTTAAACATTTCTAATAAATTTTCCAAATTGCCAAACGCCGAGCCAACAACTATTGCGTTATTGAGATTTTTGGAGAGTTTAGAAATTCTTTTTTGAAACTTGTTCATAATTATCATTAAATACTCTGATATTTATTACATCATATGCGCTTCAGATTATATCGCGAGCACGGTGCTCTAAACAGCCGACCTGTTTTTGATGCCTTCGAACAAGGATTGAAATCTCTTGGCCACGAAAGTGTGAATACCAACGAAGACGTGGCAGTTATTTGGTCAGTTTTGTGGGCTGGTCGTATGGCAGCAAATCAACAGATTTATAATTCTGGCAAACCTGTTATTATTATTGAAGTTGGAAATCTCCGCAGAGGAACTACGTGGAGAGTAAGTTTAAAACATATTAATGCACTTGGTGAATTTTCAAACAGCGACAATTTAGATGCTGATCGACCAAAGAAATTGGGTGTATTTTTAAAACCATATCAGGCAATTCGTAAACCAGAAATATTAATTGCTGCACAGCATCGTAACAGTGAGCAGTGGACTGGCCAACCGACAATGGCACAATGGATTGAACGCACGGTATCAGAAATACGAAAGTATTCTAATCGCAAAATTATAGTTAGACCCCATCCAAGGTCCCCAGTTTCAATTAATATTCCGTCTGTGCAAATAGAACAGCCAAAACAAATTGTAGGTAGTTATGACGATTTTGATATAGATTACAACTACCATTGTGTTGTTAATTACAACAGCGGCCCGGCAGTACAGGCAGCAATTTGTGGAGTACCGATTGTCTGTGATAAAACCAGCTTAGCTGGTTCCCTATCGGAAAAAATGGAAAATATTGAAAACCCGTTACTGCCAGATCGCACTGATTGGTTTATTAAACTATGTCATACCGAATGGACCGTAGATGAAATTAGACAAGGAATTCCCTTACAACGACTAATAACAAAAATATAGTTGACAACCACTTTTTAAGGTTGTATACTTTATAAATGTTATCATCAGTTTATGTCGAAGACATTTTCCTTGACTTTTATAGTCATTTTTTAAATACCAATTTACCTGTACAACCACAGGATTTTTCTCCCATTAGTAGCTTTGCTAATAAACTAATAGACAACGAACAACTAACCCAGAACCAAGCAAATTATGTGGTTAAGATTTTAGACAAATATAAAACTATTTCAGCAAATTCGGGTTTAGATTATCGGCAGGCACTAACTAATATTCAATGGCGAACTTCATTTAGAGTTCTTGACCTAAGTAAAAAAATCTATGTTGAAAAAACAGACCAAGGCAAGGTTTGGGTTTGTTTAAAATTTCCTTATCAGCTAAAAAAAGAGTTTGAAACCGAAATAGATTCTGGGTACGTTGGCACTGAACGTGCATCGTCTTGGGACAGTGAAGCAAAAGTTCGCCGTTTGGCGTTATACGAGTATAATCTAATATCACTCTACGAGTTTGCACATAAACATAATTTTGAAATTGATGATTCATTTTTAGTGGCGCTTGCCGAGGTTGAAGAAATTTGGCAAAATTCTGAAAAAATTGCTCCTTTCTCAACAGCACTAGGCAATGTTGTTGCATTAGGTAACGCCAGCGAGGAAGTACAGGCATTTTGGGATACTAAGGCCATAGGAACCTATGAAAATAATTTACTACTGGCTAAGAGTATGGGTTTTGTTCTAAAAGAAATTCCTAAAACACCTATTGAAAAAATTGCTGCATCATATGAAAATTCATTTTGGGTGAAGAATAATGCAGATTTGTTTTCTTTATATAAAAACATCAATGGCAGAGTATGTGTCATATTAGATAGGACCGGAAATACCTTGCAATGGTTACAAAGATTTGTAGCAGATGCAGATCAAGCAGGGGTTAGCCGCGACGATATTAAAGTTTGCTTTAGAGACAGCAAAGAAAACAACAGTGGCATTAACGAATGGATTAAAATGGCAGGCGTAGGTGGCAAAGTAGAGACTGGCAAAATTTTAATTTTTGAATATAAGCCTGCAAAGTGGTTGTTTAAAGATGTTGAAGATGTTAAAATGTTAGTAACAAATAACTTATATCCGCCAACTAACGGCATTACAAAAGATTGGTTTAGCAGCCATCCTTGTGTAATATATTTAGGAGATATTAAGCCATCAGAACAAAGAGGACAGAAAATTGTCGAGCTGTAAACTTACAATTAAAGACGAAGTAAACATTAAAGTTGAAGGACTTAGTGTTGAAACACGTCGTAAAATTGTTAACAAATTAAAATTTGATTTACCATATGCACGCCATATGCCAGCTTATAAATTAGGCAGATGGGACGGTACTAAAACATATTTTGGTATTGGGGGCAACGGATATCTTGCACATTTAGATGTGATATTGCCTATCATTGAAGATGCAGGTTATGAAATTGAAGTTGAGGATTTACGTCAACATCAAGAATTTAAATTTGCTCCAGTAACAGAAAACTATTGGGCCGACCAAGGTAAAACTTGGCCTAAAGGACATCCTAATGCCGGGGATCCTATTATACTTCGTGACTATCAATACGATGTTATTAATAAGTTTTTAGAAAATCCACAGAGTCTGCAAGAAGTGGCGACTGGTGCTGGTAAAACTATTACTACAGCAACACTATCATCGTTATGCGAACCGTATGGTCGCACAATGGTCATTGTTCCTAACAAGTCGTTAGTTGTGCAAACAGAAGAAGACTACATCAACTTAGGCTTAGATGTTGGTGTGTACTTTGGTGATAGAAAAGAATTAAATCGCACACATACTATTTGTACCTGGCAAAGTCTTAACGTATTAGATAAGAAAAGTTACGATGACGACGAAGCACTAACTCTTGCAGAATTTACAGAAGGTGTTAATGCTATTATTATTGACGAAGTCCATCAGGCCAAAGCAGAAGTGTTGACTAAACTGTTAACACAAAATTTTAGAAACTGTGCAATTCGCTGGGGACTAACAGGAACTGTACCTAAAGAAGCTTGGGAATTTCAAGGCATTCTAGCATCAATAGGTCCTGTGATTAATCAAGTGTCTGCTAACGATTTACAAAACAAAGGTGTCCTTGCACAACTTGATATTCAAGTTCTACAAACTACAGATGTGCAGGTATTCCGTAGTTATCAAGATGAATATAGTTTTTTAGTAACAGATCCTACTCGACTTACCTGGATTGCTAATAAGATCAAAGAAGTAAGTTTAACAGGAAATACTCTTGTGCTAATCAATAGAATTGACACAGGAAACAAATTAAATGAACTTATACCAGATGCTGTGTTTGTCAGCGGTGGAATGAAATTAGACGACAGGAAAGAAGAGTATGACGAAATTAAAACTAGTGATGGCAAGATCATTGTGGCGACTTACGGTGTGGCCGCTGTGGGTATTAATATTCCAAGGATTTTTAATTTGGTTCTTATTGAACCCGGAAAGAGCTTTGTCCGCGTTATACAAAGCATTGGACGAGGCATTAGAAAAGCGGAAGACAAAGACTTTGTACAAATTTGGGATATCACGAGCACCTGTAAGTATGCGAAACGGCATCTCACGGAAAGGAAGAAATACTATAAAGAGGCGAAATACCCCTTTACAATAACCAAGGTAAACATATGAGAATTTTAACATTAAACAACACAGCTTTTGATTTAAATGAGCTGCCAGACGAGGTAGACGAGGATACAAGATTTTCAGTACTAGATAATTCTAATCCACAAGATCCAGATTTTTTCTTTATGCCTTTGATTTTTTTAGAATCGTTTAATAGCCCTGCAATTTTATTGCGTGTTGGCGATTACGAAGTACAAATGCCATTAGATTGGTGTATGGTTGTTGGGGATAAAGAATGTGGGCTAGATCCCGAAGTATTACCGCTGACTAGTATTAACGAACGTGGATTTGATGCATTGGTGTTTAATCCAATCAAAGGGTTTAAAGCAGAATTTATGCCAATTGAAATCATTAACATCTATCAAGATGTTCGTTGGTATTTTCCTAAAATGAAAAACGGACAATTACTAACTGTGCCGTTGCACGATGGTCCAAATCCTCCGTGTGCATACTTTGTTAAAGAAGTTAGTAGACAAAGTGAAATTTTACAATTACATAAAATAGTGTGATGGGATATAGTTATACCGGGTACTTTGAAAATTATGATCCGTTTTGGGAAAGGTCTACTTGGGAATATAAATTTGCAATATGGCCACACAGATGCGAGATAAGTAAAAGAATATTATGGTTTGAATGTGCTTATAAGGGCACTAGAGTGATAACCGGTCCGGGCGAACCAGTATTTGAATTTCGATGGCTATCAAAGAACGAATACTTGTTAGCAGCATTAAAAGGATTAATAAAAAAGTAAGATGAAAACTAATATTAAAGAAGGCAACAGAGTAAAAATTATAGAACCGGTAAATTTATACGGTTGCGAATTAAACGACGATGTGTTTGTTGGGCCGTTTGTTGAAATACAAAGCAACGTTGTAATTGGTGAAAGAACTAGAATACAGAGTCATTCTTTTATCTGCTCTAATGTACAAATTGGTCAAGACTGTTTTATCGGACACGGGGTTATGTTTACCAATGATAAATTTATAGACAGAAAACTTTCAAAAGATTTTTTACCTACTAAACTAGGAAACAAGGTTTACGTAGGATCTAATTCTACAATTCTTCCTGTATCAATATGTGATGATGTAGTAATTGGTGCAGGAGCAGTTGTTACAAAAGATATTGTAGAACCCGGAACGTATATTGGAAATCCAGCTAAAAAATTAAAATAATGAATGCTGGTATTTGAAAATCACAAGGAAAATATTAATGATATTATTAGTAGGTTATGGATATTGGGGTAAAAATTTAGCAAGAAATTTTAGCAAGGAATTGGTAGCAATTTGTGATGCCGATGATACAAAACTATCAGCAGCAAAAAATCTTTATGCAAATGTAACAACATATACAAGTTTGGATTCTGCATTAGAACATCCAGGACTGACAGCAGTGGTGGTAGCAACAAAAGCAAATACTCATTTTGATATTGTTTCAAAATCTCTAAATCGAGGATATGACGTTTGGGTTGAGAAACCAATTTGCGAAAATCTTGAACAAATTAATCAACTAATTAAATTGTCCGAAGAAAAGAAAAAAATTATATTTGTAGATCATACATTTTGTTATAATCCAGCAGTGGAAAAATTAAAAACAATCGATGTTGGTCGTCCTATATATTATGATAGTACAAGGATTAGTTTAGGTCTTTTTCAAAATGACGTTGACGCATTGTTAGATTTAGCAATACACGATTTAAGTATCATAAATTATCTATATCCGGATCTTGTTCTTGATGAACGCACAATTATTAAAAATAATCATATCAACGACAAAGCCAATCAAGTGATTATTAATTTAAAATTTACTAATAATTTTACAGCAACTATTAATTGTAATTGGGTGAGCCCGGTTAAAAAAAGACAGATTATTTTAACGGGTGATAAAAATAGTGTAGTCTACGACGACATCGATCTCGACAAACTTAAAGTATATTCAACCGGAGAAATTAATCCGGACTTTAATGCAAATCAGCTAGGAGATATGATTGCACCAAAAATTGGAACTACCGAAGCACTATACACAGGTAGAACACATTTTTTAGAATGTATTAAAACAAGACAGCAACCGTTAACAAGTATATACAGTGCTAAAAAAATAATGGAGTGGGTATTATGATACCGTTTTATAGTTTTAAAGAAATTCACAGTAGTATCGAGGATCAACTAATTGAACAGGCTTCGTCTGTTATTCGTAGCGGGAACTATGTGTTTGGTACGAATAAATTTGAAGAAGAATTTGCAGAATACACCGGTGCAAAATATTGCGTAGCAGTATCAAATGGAACCGCAGCAATTCATCTAGCTTTATTGGCATTGGGCGTTGGTCCTGGCGACGAAGTAATTACAGTCAGCCATACATTTAGAGCTACAGTAGCCGCAATTAAATATTGTGGCGCTACTCCAATATTTGTTGACATTGATCCAGACACATTCACAATGGATTATACTCAAATTGAGTCAAAGATTACAAATAAGACTAAATGTATATTACCGGTTCACATTTATGGTAATATGGCTCCTGTTCAAGAGATAGTTGCGATTGCGGCCAAACATAATATTCCAGTTGTAGAAGACTGTAGTCAAGCACACGGTACTACACTAAACAATAAACACGTTGGTACATTTGGTAAAATTGGAACTTTTAGTTTTTATCCAGGTAAAGGACTAGGAGCACTAGGAGATGCAGGATGTGTTATAACTGACGACGAACATCTAGCAAAACTTATGTCTAGAGTTAGACAGTGGGATGATAACGATGTTGGTTATAACTATAGAATGGCAAATATTCAAGCAGAATTTCTTAGAATTAAATTAAAAACATTTAATCACGTATTAGAACAAAAACGATTAGTTGCAGAAGAATACAACAAGCATTTTAATTTTGTAAAGACAAAGCACGGGGTTAATCACAGTTATCACGTTTATCCCATTTTAGCAAAATCAAGAGATCAACTAATCAATAATGTAAAACCAGAATTAGATTTAAAAAGTCATTATCCGTTGCCAGTACACAAGTTAACAGCATATAAAGAATCTTATTGGTTGCCGGTCACAGAAAAAATTGCAGCACACGAAGTGAGTTTACCAATATACCCTGGAGTTAACTACCAACGAGTTATAGAGATATTAAATGATCATTCTAGCGCCATTCTTTAAAGATCTTCAGCCGTCAAAAGAAGGAACAGAACTTCTTGAAATGTCAAAGGTTTTTGATTATAAATTAAATTTAACTAGATTAGAGCATACGTTTATGATGGAAAACAGTCATCATAAATTTGAAGTTTGTTCCGACGAACAAACTAAATTATCGACTAAAAATGTGTTTAGGTCTAAGTTAACAGATAAAAATATAATGGAGTCTTTTTGTATTTCTAATTTAGAATATGTTAAACTACGTAATGATAAAATTATTTTATGCGGTGCAGATCATTTAATTAACGGCAAATTAGATAAATTGTTTGACGACGATTTTGATATCGGGTTGGCCATAGCAAAAAAACCTTTACGAGTTAATAACACAATTGTGTTGGTTAATAATAAAAATAAAGAGCTAGTTGTTAAATTTTTTGAGAGACGATTGGCTGAATACTATGCGTTACCTGAAGCTGAAAAACTATGGTATGGCGATCAATTGAGTTATCAGCGAATAATAGAAAAAGAAGGCATTTTTGATTCTTCATTATCAAACCCGCCTATTGGAATTTTTGAAGCCTGCGGATTAAAAATTAAATTGTTTCCGTACGGAAGTGAGTATGTATCGCCCTTAAAGAAAAATCTATTTCCTGAACCCTCAATGCCAGTTATTATAGATTTTAAAGGTCCAAAAAGAAAACTGCGAACAACAGAAGTTTACAATAATCTAATATCAAAATGATTAAAATTTTAATAACAGGAAATTCAGGATACATTGGCTCGCATCTTAGTAAAATATTAAATCAAAGATCGGATTTAAATCTTCACGGGTTAGATAAACAAATACCAACTGTACAGTTAAAAAAACAATTTGCTCAAGATATTTCTTTAGATACTAACTGGATAATTGATCAGGAGTACGATTGTGTAATACACTTGGCCGCCGAGGTTGCTGTAGGAAGAAGTGTATATAATCCCACGCTGTACTATCTAACTAATACGCTTGGAACTCTGAATGTATTAAAAAAAATTAAAACAAAAAACTTTATTTTTGCATCGACTGGATCAGCAGCTGGTCTTGCAAGCCCGTACGGAATTTCAAAACGTATGGCTGAAGATATTGTAAAACAATACTGTACAAGTCACAGTATTCCGTTTACAATTTTTAGATTTTATAATGTTGTTGGTAGTGACGGAATCCCGCCAACAAATCCGGACGGTCTTTTTTATAATTTAATTCAGGCTAAACAAACTGGTGTTTTTAAATTATTTGGAACAGATTATAACACCAGAGACGGTTCTTGCGAGCGAGACTATACACACGTTAACGAAATATGTAGAGCTATTGAGAAATGCATTACTACTAGTACTGGTCAAATAGAAAATTTAGGTCACGGTAAAGGTACAACAGTTAAAGAAATGATTTCTATTTTTAAAACTGTTAACAACTGTGATTTTACAGTTATAGATGAACCTAGGCGAGCTGGCGATTTAGAAAGGAGTGTTTTAGATAATCCTTCTAAATTTATGCAACAACTTTATTCAATAGAAGAAGTGTTAAAAATTACGGATTAATTTGATACTGTTCGATCATTTCGATCACTTTAGTGCTATTTTTAAACTCATCGGGATAAAACTGACTCCAAGAAATATGTTCCAACCAAGCAGTTCTGTCCGGATATGTTGGATTAGAAATAGCCGACAAGTCAGTTCCCATTAATAGACTTACCATAGAAAAATCAGTAGTATATGCAGGGTATCCCATCATCACGGCTTCAACACAGGCCATTGTTCGTTCACCAACTACTGCGTGACAACCTTTAAGGTCTTCTAGATAACTAGGCCATCTTCCAGGATTTTTTCCGCTACGTTTGCTTCTCCATTTAATTGGACCATTCCAGTGCGGGCTTAGTTTTTCTAAAAGTTCGTCCCTCCACTGTATAAATGTAATACCGCGCCTTTCTTCGATTATTGCAGGAAGAGGCTCGATGACTAAGAGATAGTCTCCCCTAGTTGTTTTCCAATTTTCTATTTTAGGTGTTAGAGTATGTAATCTAGAAAATGGAGGTTTTTTCATTGTTAGATTATGATGACCATTATATGTTATTCGCCTGGATTCGCGTCGTCGTTCACCGTCACCCCAGTATCCAAATTCAATTTCAATATATTTGTTGCCTTTCGCTATCCATTCTTTAAACGGACTACGCCAGGGCGGATAGTGACAAGATATTAATATATGATCGTCTGGGACTTGGCTTACTTTATCAAAAGTGGGTGTTCCTATTTTCAACCAAGGTTCAAGATATTGTGTACCTTTGATTTCAATTAATTCTTTACAAATCGCATATTTTTTCATCACTGTATTTAACTAATAAATATCATTATAGTAGCACAAAACGAGAGGACACTATGAAAGCAGGAAAAGTATGGGGCTGCACAGAGCTCCTTGAAGCCAACGGTGTATTAGAGTTTCACCGTATTGAAGCCCGAGCGGGCGGCGTCTGTTCAAAACACAAACACAAATATAAATGGAATGGATTCTTTGTTGAGTCTGGAAAAATGATTATTCGTGTTTGGAAAAACAACTACGATCTAGTAGACGAAACAGTATTAACTGCAGGTCAATATACAAAAGTTGCACCTGGCGAGTATCATCAATTCGAAGCTGTAGAAGACTGTGTTGCATTTGAATTATATTGGGCAGAGTTTGATCACGACGACATTGAAAGAGATACTGTAGGGTTTGTAAAATAATGACCGAGTTTTCGCAACACTGGCTCACAGAAGATTGGGCAACTACAGAATATCAATTAATGAAACAACAAAATTTTGAAATTGTTGACAATTATGTTGATTCTTCGTTGTTAAATGTGCTCGATATAGGATGCGGGTTAGCTTGGGAATCTAGATTTTTTAATAAAAAATATGGATGCGAACTTTGGTTAATAGATGGTAATTCAGATGATAACAATAAAAAAAATGAAAATGCTACAGACTTGGGATATCATCAAACCAAAGACGAGTTTTTATTTTACAATTCATTAGATACATTAAATGAAGAATTAACTAAATTAGGCACACAAAACTACAAACTTTTAGATTGTAACAATCTACAAATTCCAGAGAATATTAAATTTGATTTAATTACTTCTTGGCTATCCTGCGGGTTTCATTATCCTGTTAGCACATACAGAGATTTAATTTTAAAACATTCTCACGAAAACACAAAAGTTATTGTTGACCTAAGAACTCTACTTAAGACTAAAGAATGTATTGTCGAAGAAGGCGTAGAAATTATAAAAATTTTAAGCACTCATAGAAAGCACGTGACTGCACACATAAGGTTTATTTAAAATGAAGATTGGAATAGTATCAACTTTCAGTAAAACTGGATATGAAGAATACGGTAAGTTTTTTATAGATAGTTTGGTCAAATATCTAGACAAAGATGTTCAAGTATTTTTATATCTCGAAGATATTAAACTTAAATTACCAGCAAACTTTCATATTATTAATTTTAATAAAGCAGTTCCAGAACTAGCAGAATTTAGAGAAAGAAACAAAGATCGCCCATTTAAAAACTTTTTAAAAGATGCGTGTCGATTTAGTTTTAAGAGTTATGCGTGGTGTCACGCTGGTCTCACAAAACCAGTGGATATCTTAATATGGCTAGATGCTGATACCGAGTTATATAATCCTGTATCAAAAGAATACTTGTTAGCAACTGTACCAGAGGGGTACTACACTGGTCATTTACATCGCGAAGGGAAATATACTGAAACGGGCTATCTTGTTTGGGATTTGCGCCACCCGCACTCGGATGAATTTTTTAAACTTTATAAAGAATACTACGATTCTGATAGTATTTTTACATTACCTTGTTTTACTGATTGCCACGTATATGATGCTACAAAGGATCGTCTTGAGAAAGAAGGCAAAATTAAAGCATATAATTTATCGCCTGCCGGAGTTACAAAAGATCATTTTCAAAGTAGATTTAAAGGATATATGTTACACTTTAAAGGTGACAGAGTTAGTAAAAGAGAAAAAATGTTAAGATCACTGAAAGGAACGCTATAATGAAATATCCACTAGCATACGATAGTTGGGGCGAAGAAGAAAAACAAGCACTACAAAAAGTTATTGACAGCGGTCGATATACTATGGGAAGTGAAGTTGCAGAATTTGAAAAACAGTTTGCAGAACGTTACGGATCTAAATATGCTGTAATGGCAAACAGCGGAAGTAGTGCTAATTTGTTAATGCTAACAGCATTGCGATACGACGATCGATACAAATTAGAAGCCGACGACGAAGTTATTGTACCAGCGGTTAGTTGGAGTACAACATTCTTTCCAGTTCATCAAAATAATTTTAAATTGGTATTTGTTGATATCAATAGAGAAACATTAAATCTTAAGATTAAATCAGTAATCGATGCAATTACCCATAGAACACGAATTATTTTTGCAGTTAATTTATTAGGAAACCCTGCTGAGTTAGAAAAGTTAACAAGAATTTGTGAAGAAAGACATATTATTTTAATCGAAGATAATTGCGAAAGTCTAGGTGCAAAATTAGAAAACGATTATTGCGGTACTTGGGGGCTAATGGGATCATTTAGTTTTTTCTTTAGTCATCATATGCAGACAATG